TTCGTCCGGACCTTCTCGAAAAAATGAAGAACGGCGAGCATTCGATCAAGGGGTTCGTCAACGCGAAACCGTGGGAAATCTGCCCAGACAAATGGACAGAAGCATTTGATATGGCCGCGAAGAGAACGCTTCGTTTCAGCGATGCTTCTTCCGTTGATCCAGATACGATGCCAGACGGGATGTTGACATGCGGGAAATGCAAGTCGAAGAAAACTTCCTATTTTGAGATGCAGTGTCGCGCAGCAGACGAACCTAAACGTCATGGGTTGAAAAGCATCGCGCCACGCACATCTGGACCCTGTGCGTGGGAAACTCGCTTAGACTTCCAGACATCATTCACGATGTATGTCAGTTGCTAGTGATCTTCGGATCGCGACATCGTCAAATTGCGGGAAACCCCTCAGAGCTTCAAGTACCAAGGGTGATTGCGAAAGTGTCATCTGGCCGAGAACAGACCTCGGGTATGGTAATAATCTTGAAGATTGGGCAATCCGCAGCCAAGCCCCTAAAAAACTTCGGTTTCACGGGGAAGGTTCAACGACTAAACGGCGATGGGTCTCTATGAGGCTTAAGATATAGTCTACTCCCTTCAAATATCACGAAAGTGAGGGTATTTACGATGACCGTATTTGCACGATGTCATACGTGTGGTTCGCGCTGGAAACAATAATATCACGCGTCTTTCATCCATGGTTCACACACGAACGTCTGTTCTGCGACTGGCGTCTTGCTCGGAACGTCGGATACGGGCGTCAACGGATGTTTTCCGTGCGAAACGACCCCGTCGACGTAGTCCATAAAATCTTCGGCGTATTCGATTCCCGTCATGCGAGACATCGGGACGCCGTTCTCCACGAAGATCGCCGTCGGTATCCTCGTGACTCCGTACAACCGGGCGATCTCTAGATTTTCTAAATAACTGACGGAGTACACGTCGACGTTCATGTCCTTTCTCTTCGCCAACGACGAATTGAGGATGTTCGTTCTGTAATCATCGGTCTTGACGAACTTTACGATGGAATACTTCGAACCGGAACGAAGGCCGGACACCAAGTGATCGTAGCGAGTCACCCGAGAGATCCTCATTGATGTATACTAATCCAAAGTGTTAAACTATTATTTTAAAATATATATGTTTGTTTAATAATAACACGATATGACTGATTCGAGTTTCAAGAAGGATCTCTTGAAATTCGGTGGAATAAATGCAATCACCGGGAATCAGTTGCTCAAGGGAAATATCAGAGCGAACGGAAACGGGTCTGCATTTCGCCAGATGACGGTCGGGCAGCTGACGGTCACGGGAAATGCGGTGGTGCCGGGGATCACGTTCAATACGCTCACCGTATCGGGCAACGTGACGTCGACGTCGGGTAATTTCATCGGAAACGGTGCTCTCATGACCGGAGTAACATCGACACTCCCGACAAGAGCGAATTTAGATATTCGAGGTAACGTTGCAGCCGCCGGGAATATAACGGCGGGAGGACAAGTAAACGTCACAGGAAACGTGGTCGGTCAATTCTTCATCGGTAACGGTTCGCAACTCACCGGTTTGTTATCGGGACTTCCTGCCACAGCCAATATTGACATCAGAGGTAATGTGACGGCTCCCGGAAACGTCAGCGTCGCCGGCCAGGTGAACGTCATAGGCAACGTCGTCGGACGACACTTCTTGGGAAATGTTATCGGTGACTTTGTCAATGCAGCGGTACATAGAGTAGACGATACCTTTTATCTGCAGCTACAAGCCAATAATTCAGTATTAGCTTTTGACTCTAGCGATTATTTGGAATATCGTAGGTCGTTAAACAAACTCGATGTGAACATATCAGGGAACACCGTAGCGACGTTTGATAGCCAAGGAAACTTGAACGTGCTCAGCAACGTGATAGCCCCCTTCTTCGTAGGTAATGGTTCGCAACTTACGGGCATCACAGCATTCACACTCCCTCCTACCGCCAACATTAACATCGTAGGAAATGTGACGGCTCCCGGAAATGTCGTAGTCGCCGGACAGGTGAATGTGACTGGAAATGTCGTCGGACAATACTTCATAGGAAACGGTGCATTATTGTCCGGCATCGTCACAAATCTCGCAGGAGTCGCCAATGTAGACATCAGGGGTAACGTAACAGCCCCCGGTAACGTCGTGGTTGCTGGGCAGGTGAACGTGACTGGAAACGTGGCCGGTAATTACTTCTTGGGAAATGGTGCGTTACTGTCCGGCATCGTCACAAATCTCGCAGGAGTCGCCAATGTAGACATCAGGGGTAACGTAACAGCCCCCGGTAACGTCGTGGTTGCTGGGCAGGTGAACATTTTAGGAAACGTCGTCGGGCAATACTTCCTTGGAAATGTCATCGGAAACACCGTCACGGCACAATCGCTCAGACTAGACAGCACTGCTTACTATCAATTACAAGCCAATAATGCAATATTAGCTTTTGACTCTAACGACTATTTTGAGTACTATAGACCGACCAACATACTCGCTCTGAACATAGCAGCAAACACCATCGCGACGTTCAACAGCCAAGGGAACTTGACCGTGGCTGGCAACGTGATAGCCCCCTTCTTCGTGGGTAATGGTTCGCAACTTACGGGGGTGACGTCGACTCTCCCGACTCGGGCCAACCTAGACATCATCGGTAACGTTACTGCCGCTGGTAACGTCATAGTTGCCGGGCAGGTGAACGTGACTGGCAACGTCGTGGCTAACTATTTCCTCGGTAACGGTGCTCTGCTGACCGGCATCGAGCAGTACGTGCTCCCCGGAGAGATCACCGCGGATCTGTTCGGTAACGTGACGGCCACTGGCAACGTGTCCGCGGAATACTTCCTCGGTAACGGTGCCTTGTTGACCGGCATCGAGCAGTACGTGCTCCCCGGAGAGATCACCGCGGATCTGTTCGGTAACGTGACGGCCACTGGCAACGTGTCTGCGGAATACTTCCTCGGTAACGGCGCTCTGTTGTCCGGCGTCGCAGCGTTGAATGCAGACGGGATGATACAGCAGACCAATCTGGACGGCTACCTCACGGTTCCCCAAGGCTACGTGGCAAACACCGCGGTTCGTCTCGCGCTGGGCGGTGGCGATCTGCCAGTAGGGTCTCTGGTGAGACAAGTGGACACCGGCAACTCGTACTTGCTGACATTGCAGCCTTCCAACGTTGACGCCAACTGGCTCCTTTTCGACGGGCTCAACTTCCCCGTAAGCACGGTGTTCGGCAGAGTCGGCGACGTCCTTGCCACGTATGGTGACTACCTGGACGAGGATATCGAGCTTACTGCCAACATCGGTCCCGTTCCCGCGGGTAATGCCGTCTCGGAGGCGTTGGTCTATCTTTATGCACAAGTCCAGTCCTTGTGGGCTATTATTGCTCCTTAAACATCTTGACAATTTTGTAATTTTCTTTTTCATGATTTTCGTGTAAAGTGTATAATTTTCACGAAAATGACAAACACACAATAAAATTAGTTTGCGTACGCGAGGCCTCCCATGCCCGACATCACGCGGAACACGTTGAAATTGGGAGCGAACACGAGCACGGTGTTCAAAATATTCGCACCGGTCACCGTCATGCTTTCGTCCACGATACCCGGGACCGTTGGGTCCGCCACGACGCACGCCTTGGTACGTATGCGCAAAGTCGCGGTATCAAGACGACTGAAGTTACACGTCCCAGACGGCTGTGGCAGATCGGAACGAGTCCCGAACCCGTATGCATACACCCCGGAAGAAGTATACGTTCCGCCGAACGCCGTCCACGTGGACTCGTTACCGAAATACGATCCTCTTCTCGGCGTGAATCTCTGGACTCCGTTGAATAAGACTACCGCCCCCTCCATCGGAGACAATATTTCAGCGTCCTGCTCTCCTGGTTCGCCCGTGAACTGACCATGATACGCAGCTCCGGGCGTGAAGCACCAAATGAGACTCGAACAGGGGTGATTGAACGTGAGATTCAGATTGTAGTCCCGATTGAAGCCATCCATTATTATGGGGAACTGGTTCGTCTGTATCTGCTGAACGAGGTACTCGTGAGAGTTCTGCGCGAACCATTTCCTTTCGTTCGTGTCCAAGAAGGTATAATTTGCATAACAACTAATTTTCGGTATGTAGTTAGGATTGACGCCAACCATATCAACAAAGTTACACAACCTGATCCTTAGTTCCACTTCATGATACTGCAATGCGATGAGAGGAAGAGCGTTGCCTATGTTCAGAGCGTTGAACCAGAGAGGCACAGGAAGATGGAACGTCCTCGTGTATCCTTCCTGCTCGTTTCCCCAGTTGACCATATTCGAATACGCCATGAGTTGCGTGTAATCCAAGTAGAGTTCCCAGTACATGCGGAACCACTCGTGTCCGAATTCCATCACCTTCTGACCTCCGATGTACATTTCTAAATTATTTATCAGTTGCTCGGCGCTATAAAAAGGGATCGGATCATTGATACCGGAGGGGCCTCTCTGCAACGTCATTTGGAAAAATATAGAAGATATCAAGTCGCCATTCCTCTTCAGAACGATCGTCAGATCGCTCCCGGAAGCGACCGTCCCGATGATGTCTTGTTCTATGGATTCCAAAGCAAAATTGGTGTATTTGGTGAATTTCTCCCTCCAGAACGTTCTCTGAGGATCTCCAGTGAGATACACGTCTTGAGCTCCGTAGGCCACGAGCTGAACTAACCCTCCGGCCATACTAATTAATTAATAGTAGATTATATTATTTATTGTCGTATTTACCTTACCAGATACTCGAGCGTGTCCCCGTCCGCATGCTGAATAGTCCGAATGATTTTCCAGTTGGGGTTGACGATCTGTCCCGGAAGGACTCTCAACTTTCCGACGAGACCGATCGCTGCCCACTCGGCGCGGTTCTCACGAGATACGTACGATCTCGTCGGATCGTAATCAGGATTTTCGACGTATTCGCTGCCGGTGATTTTTTCGTAGCCGCTCGGAGGAGTATCGCCTGCACCACAACGCGACACCTCGGTTTCGTTCGAAACGTTGGCGATGTAATACAACGTATTCGAAAGTTTAACCCCGAATTTATCTCTGAGATACCGACCGCTCCACCCGTTCCACGCCGTATCACCGAGGACGCTCGGGTTCGACGTCACGACTCCGAACACGTCGTTCACGTCGTCCGTGTTACCTGCCATGTGGATCTTGCCGTCGGTATTCAATACGACGGTCGTACCACGTCTGTCTTCGTTCGACGCATTACCATCGGTCCACTCGAACAATTCTGCATAATCTGCACCGGACGTGTTGAATGCACCGACGCCGAACACTCCGCCTATTCCGTTGACTCTGAACACGTTTCCGGTACCGTTTCTAGCGGCGATCATATTCCACGCCGCCGTTCCCGTATTCGTCGCTTGAATTCCGATCATATCATTCGTCATCGTCGCCGAAGTAGAGACTGCTTGTATCACGTTACCGTTCACTGCACACTGGGCCGTGAGCATTCCTCTCCCGTCAACGGTGAACATTGGGCCGTTCGAGTTTCTGCAAGCTATGAAATTATAAGTTGAGAAAGATAACCTCGGGATGCTGATAGACATGCCATTACCCGTAAACCCTCCAACTCTCGTATTAATACTCATCAAATCATCCGTAAAGCTCGCAGCAGACAAAGACATCGTACCGTTTCCAGTGATGTCTAATATCCTTCCTCCAATATTATCTAAACGCAACAAAGAATACAAGTCGTTGTTGCCTCGTAAAGTGCTGATTTGCAAGTGAGAAGCACCATTCGTGTTCACAGTCGTCCCAGAGATCGTCAAAATATTCGCGTTCGCCGAGCATGTGATAGTCGCCGTGTTCGTCATTGCAACATCACCCTGACCATTTATTGAGAACCTACTTATCGCCCCTGCATCCGACACACAGTTGATGAAATTGAACGTATTAGATCCCGCCGCCGTCGTTCGGAGTAGGACTACGTTCGACAAATAGGCACCCGTAGCCGCAGTTGATTCGACAGATAACCCTGGAGAACTCACGGGAGTTGTGATCGTCGTAGTTCTTCCGCTTATGTTCAATATATTCCCGGTCGAATTCGTGAAGTTTATAAATGCATAATCTGGTACAGACGAGTTTTGAGGAACATGTGCCTGTATGACATTACCGACAAAAAATGTAGACGAACGTATTGTTACTATGTTGCCGAAATCGTTTGAGCTTGTAATAGTAAGTGCATTACCTCCTCTTATATTTTGCGTCACCACGACATTACCCGAGAAAATTCCATCTCCTGCAATGACATTTCCCGATACGTTGGCATACGCCCCGATGATGTTTCCACGAATATCCGCCGTTATGACTCCCGGAAGAGCGGCGGAGATACCAGTCAACTGAGATCCGTTACCGATGAAGAAGGGGGATACGACATTGCCAAGAACGTTGATTTGTCCACTGACAGCGACGTTGCCTCCCAGGAACCGTGTATTTCCCACGTTTCCTTGAACGGCGATGATATTCGCCACGTTCGCATACGCCCCGATGAGATTACCACGAATGTCCGCCGTTATGACACCAGGAAGAGCGCTGGCGGAAATTCCGGTGAGTTGAGATCCGTTACCGATGAAGAAGGGTGCCACGACGTTACCGAGAGCATTAATTTGTCCACTCGTCGTGAGATTGCCATCGAGCATTATCACGTTTCCCACGTTTCCTTGGACCGCGATGATATTCGCCACGTTTGCGTACGCCCCGATGAGATTACCACGAATGTCCGCGGTCACGATCGTCGGCAGAGTCGCCGTGACTCCCGTCAACTGAGACCCATTACCGATGAAGAAGGGTGCCACGATGTTGCCGAGCGTATTAATTTGTCCGCTCATCGTGAGATTGCCACCGAGCATTATCACGTTTCCCACGTTTCCTTGAACTGCTATGATGTTCGCCACGTTTGCATACGCCCCGATGAGATTACCACGAATGTCGGCGGTCACGATGGTCGGTAGAGTTGCCGTGACTCCCGTCAACTGAGA